CAATGCTTTGAATGCCGCAGTTGCTGAAGCATATGTGTCAATCAATGCTTGTGATATAGCAAAGGCTTTGTATGCCTGGAATGCTTGTTTGTTTATCTTGCCCAATTCTTGGAATGATTCTGTTGCTGAACCCAATACAAATTGTGCTTTTTCTATCTGTGTTTTCTTTTCAAAGTCTGCCAATTGTTCAGCATTTTGTCTTGTCATGCCATCTATCTGCAGTTCTTTGATTCTTCTTTCTCTGGCTAGATCAATGATCTTGTTGTTGCTTTCAAATATAATCTCTTGTTTTCTTCTTTGGAACTCTTCTTCTGCTATCAAACCTCTGTTTTTAAATTCTTCAATGTCTGCTAACCTTTGAGCCATTGCTTGTTTTTCTTTTTGTGTTGGTGTCAATGCTTTTTCAAACAGTTTTTCATCTGATAAATTAGCCAATGCTTTGTTGTATTCTTCCATTGATTGTCTTGAAAGTTTTTCAAACAATGATATTTGTTCTACCAGTATTTCATTTACAGCAATGAAGCCCATGTCTTGGAAAGGCACATCCATCACTGCTTGATAGTATGAATCAATGGCTGTGGTTATGTCTTGTATTTTTTGTTTGGTGTCTTCTATGGCATCTTGGAATTCAAGATATTCATCAGAACCATAATCCATTTCTCTCAATAAGTCTTCTTGCAGTTCTAATTGTCTGTTCAGTTGTTTTTGTTCATACTGTAATGCTCTAACGGAATTTACACCTTCATTTTGTAGTGTGTCAAATGCATCTTCACCGGAATCTGATAATTTACCAAGTTCTGTTGATATTCTACCTAAAGATTTTATGTATGTTTCAACTGGATCTACTGCTTCTTTGAAAAACTTGTCAAAGAATCCAAAAAATTCTGCTGCCGCAATAGCACCTGCGAACAATACCCCTATGATATTTTTTCTAAATGCTTTGTTGAAGTTTAGAGTGGCTAATGTCGCACCTCTTATGGCTATGATCAATGATTGGAATGCTTTGGCACCAGCAAATGCTATGGCCGCCATACCCAATGCTTTTAGTATTCTGATGTTGTCTGCTAAAAATTGAAATGCTACAGCAGTGCCTCTAACAGCACTACCTAATGCTTCACCTATTGATCTAAATAATTCATCGTTGGCCACTATGGCTTCTGTCATTTGTTCAATAACATCACCCAATGCATCTGATAATCCACCTTGCCCTATGGCATCTTTGGCAGCATCTGTGGCAATACCAAAGTTGGACATTTTGGTTGAAAGATTGTCTAATACATTCTGTGTGGCTCCACCAAACTCTTCTCGCATACCTTTGGCGAAAGCCTCTACAATCTGTTTGGCTCCTTCTGCTGATTTACCAAATTCTGATATTTGATCTCTGTTTAGGTTTAGTTCTTTTTTAAGTATTCTCAATACCGGAACACCTCTGTCTCCCAGTCTTTCAATCTCTTCAAGACCCAAACCACCACCAACCGTTCTAGCAAACAAGTCAGTGACTGCTTCTAAAGATCCAAGTTGATCAGTTGTGATAGCCGCCGTGTCTGTAAACGTTGTGAGTAGTTCTTCCGTGGGTTCAATACCTGCGGCTTTTAGTTTGATGTATGATTTTGTTAAATCTTCGACTGAGAATTGTGTCTTGGTTGCAAATTTAGATACGAAAGCAAATGCCTTTTCACCTTGTTTTGCTGAACCAGTTACTGATGACAGTGAAGTTCTAAGATCTTCAAATCTAGCCGATGTGGCAATAACACTACGAGCAAATGCACCAGTTGCCAATGCCGCACCAACACCTATCAATGTTCTTTGTAGTGTTGAAAATGATCCACCCAGTTGCTTGGTAGAATTGTTTAATCTATCTACATTTTTTTTAGCACTACGGGTGGCTGCACCTGTCTTATCTTCTGCTCGGAATAGTATTCTTTGTTCTGCCATGGGCCTTCTCTTTCTCCTGTTTTACTTTAAGGAAAGCAAACCAACCTTGAACTTCAATAAGGGACATATTAAACACAGTGTCCAAAGGGACTTTTAAATAATCTGCGAGTGCGAATATATTATAAAGTTCACTGTCCCGTCTTAGTTTCCCTCAATCTCCGCCAAAGCATTTTCACCAGCATTGTTCAATTTGGTTGCTACTCTGATTAAGATTTTAGGATCTGCTTCATTCAACAATGCGGCTCTATCTGTGTCTCTGAATACTCTGTTGCCTTCACTATCCAAACTTTTCATCACTATAGATTCCACAAGTGCTTCTGCAGTCTTGCCCTGTTGAGTAAGAGCCATAATCTTTGATTCTGTTCTCATTGATACTGTGCTGTGATAATAAATGGTTGTTTGCCATTCTGGCACTGCCAATTCAAACATTTTCCCAGCAAGTTGTTCTTTAAAATGTGCTGTTGCATTTTCTAATACCGATTTAGTCATCGTGATAATCTCCTTGTCCTAATATAACCTGTCACTTTCTTGACAGTGGGTTTTGTTATTCCTCTGGGTGCTTGTTTTGATGATCCCTTGTCTAAAACACCAATGTAAGGCACTGTGTTTTCTACTTGAAAACCTTGCCTTGTGGTTTGTTTTGTCCAATTGTTCCTAGCACGACCAGAACGAATAGGGGTTTCTGCTCTCGCAACTTTGATTGTTTCATTTCCAACATCCTTGATGAGTTTTTGAAATTTCTTTTCAAATTCTCTAAAGTCAATTGGATTCACAACGGTTGCTTTGAACATCAATAACCCCTATTATACTGTTGCTATTGTTAAAGCACCAGTTCCTTGAGCACTGAATGAAGCCTCTACCATACCATCTAATGATGATGTGATTGAAAAAGAAGTGATTATCAATGATCCTGATAATTTTCTTCTGCCTGAGTCTTCACCTGCTGGATATACTTCAAATGTTGCTTCTGAACCTTCGCCAGTTTTAGTAACTAGATCGTCCATTGCATTGTGAACTACATTTGCTTCATCAAAGAATACATCACCTGAGAATGTAAAAGTTGATAAACCTGGTTTGTATGTTCTAACATTTGCTGTGCCCATTACAGTGTTTTCAATTGTGTCTTGTGTTTGTTCAATTGAGAAGTTTCTTAAGTTACCGATTGGATTTAAACCACCAATGCCCGCATCCGTATCGTTAAACTTAATAACTCCGTCATGACCTGTATATGTTGCCATTGTCTATTTCTCCTCGTCAATGTTGCCAAAGTCTATTACCTTTGAATCTTCACCTTCTACAGGTTTCAATTCAACTGCTTCAACCTCAACTTTGGCTTTTTTAGGTTTTGCAGTTTTCTTAGATTGAGGTGTCAAGGACCAACCTTGATCCAACATCTCATTCACTTGTCGCATATGCTGACAAATAAATTCTTCACCGTCTTTATATACTATTCTCTGTGCCATAATTATAATGTCCCTCGTGTATATTTATATTGAACCGTAAATGTAATATCTACACGTCCAATTGGATATTGTTGTGCATCATCAGATACTACTTGCGAAACAAAACTGTTCATTGCTTTTGAATTTCTTTTTCGATCTGTTTCTAATGCTTCTTCGACTGCTTCTACTATTGCGTTCTTTTGTGTGTCAATTGAATTGTTTGTAGTGACTGCCGATGAATCTGCTCTCACATAACATTCTATTTGATAGTTTATGGTACCAAATCTCAATGTGTCTGTTTGCATAGTGGCATCTTCTCTTGATTCTTCTGCTGTTCTTACCACTATTGCTGGATATTGTGTTATAGCCATATCATTGATGTTGATAGGATTACGACTCACCAACACCACTTTAGGTGTTGTGATACCCTGTAGGTCAGTTATAATGTCTTTGGCTATATCTTCTCTAACTGACATACTACCTTACCAATCTGTTGAAATGTTGTGGTTGTTTTTCTGTTTCTTGTACCGTTGCATCTCCATCCCAATCATATTCTACACCATCTTGTAGCACCATGTCTAGTTCGTCTCTGAATCTTGCTTTGTAAAAGTCAATCATCATTCTAAATCTATCTGGTTCTGCATCATGTTTGGTTAGTTGTGGTAATATGTAGTGTGACAACACATGATACACAGCCGCCCTTTTCAATTGTGCCGTCTGTAGTTTTGTGTTGTCCATTTCTAAATCTGTTGTTGAGAAATATCTAGAATGTAGACTTGATCTTCTTACTCTAGGCCACCATTCAATTCTCAAATGTCTTTGTATGTCTGCCGTGGTTTTGGCATGATATGATGAAAAGTCAATAACACCATATTCTTTTATAGTTGGCTCATATTCTAAAATATCAGCATCTGTTGAATAGTTACTCATTTATATTTCTCCTTGTAGTATGAGGGCGAAATAAATCGCCCCCACATTTCGTCGATTATAATCCAAATTACTGGATTGATGAATCGTGATTACATTCAACACCATAAGTGTCGTGTAATTCACCAACACCATATACTGCAGATGCTACGATCTCAGTTGCTCTCAAACTCGCATCTCTTTGAGTTTCGATTTTTAGGTCTTGCATCATTGCTAAACCTAATGCATCTCTGTGGAATACAGCACCTTTGAAATCACCAGTTGTACCTGGGAAGTTGCCGGATGTGTCTGCCATGTTAGATGTTTCATATACTGGAACACCTGCGATAGTTCCCACAAAACCTGATCTTAATGCTTCATTACCAACACCTGGGTTAGGGTTAGCAAATGTGTTTGTTAAGCCAGATTTTAGATCGAATGCTACCAATGGATGCACCACACAAGCAAGATCATCACCAGGAACACCATTTTTTCTTAATTGTGCTACTGCTTTGAAAATCTCTGCCGCCGTGAATGCTGTTGTACCATCACCAACTTCAGTTGAGAAACCATCGAATAATGCTGTTAAGTCTGTGTCAATTTTTTTGGCAATTGCTTCACCAAATAATTTACCTAAGTCTCTTACAACATCTGATTCTGATGTGTTCATTGCTAGGTCAGTTAGTGTAGTCATTACACCAATTTCTGATACCGTTAAAAGTTTCTGTGAAGTTGAAACTGCTGTGTTTGATAAATCAGTTGCTTCACTCACATTTGCCGCACTTACCGTTGGGTAAATTGGCACTTGGATTTGTTTACCACTATTAGCAGGCATAGTGTAATTTCTTACCAAGCCTCTCATAATGGATCTTTCGTTTGCTACAAATAAAGCCTCTGCCACCATAGGTGAAATAAGATCATTAAGTGTAGTATTAGTTGTTTCATTAGCCATTGTAATGTCTCCTTATACTTTAAGCCAGTCCATTTTTCTTACGATACTCGGCATATTTTGCCCTATCGTCCGATTTGGACATATCTAATTTACTTACGTCAAATTGCTCACCACTGCCGGCTTTGTCACCAATATTTGAAGTAGTACCTGCCCCTGAGGGTGTGGCACTTACAAAATGTGGATTTGCCGTTAAAAATTCTTTGGTCAAGTCTTCTATAGTAAGATGATTTCCATCATCTTTATATCTAACCTGTCCTGTTTTCGGATCAACAATCTCAACATCACCTGCTTCGTTCATCTTAACTTGGTCCTTGACTAGTGTTGCCACTTGTCCAGGATTTACAGCCTTGTATTTAGAAGCCGTGTCAAGTAAAGTACCATCAATCTTGATAGTTTTCACTTGATTCATCAAAGTGTTTATTTGTGCATCTTTCTTTTCGGCTTGTGCCTTAAGTAGTTGTTCAAACTCACCCTTTGCTTTTAGTTTGTCTTGTTTCTCCTTCTCTGCCTTTGTAGATAGTTCGTTGTAGTATTCTGGGTCAATGCCCTCGAATTTCTTTTCAAACTTTCTTCGTTCTCTTGAAATACGATCTGCTACCACTCTATCAAGTTCAGCCTGTGAGAATTGCTTCGCCTCGTTTTCAGTTGATTCAACAGATTCTGTTGTTTCTACCGGAGCCTGAGTTGGCTCAGTGTTTTGTGTGTCCGTTTCACTCATCGTCTATTCTCCTTTTTTAAGTTTTAAGTTTAACTCCAGCATATGCTGTATTACACTATTTATTATGGTTTCGCATACTTGATCTTATGCTGTTTAACAAAGCATAATCTTGTTGTATCAACACTCCAATTGGTGTGCTGTGTCCACCATATTGAGGATGTGAATATAACCATTCTTCATCCTCTCTTTGTTCGTTAAAAAGATTCATCATCTTTTTTAACTGTCTGGCACTTGCTGTTGGATGTTTGTACACCCTAGCAACATAATCATCTAGTGCCAAAATTTCTCCTGTCCACTCTTGAATATCGATCTTTTGTTGTGACCAATATTTTTTACTCCATGGACATACTGCAACAATTGAAACAAAGTAGTCGGTCCAATTAACCTCTTCTACCGCCTCTTTTGCCACCTCTTTTGCCGCCCTTTTTCTTTTCTTTAGACTTCTTCTTTTTAGCCATTGCCATTGTCATCTCCTCCATTTTGGTTATTGAAAAATCCAGATATCTCTGGATGTAGTTCCATAATCTGTTCATTGGTCAATCCATCTTTCTCAATCATCTCTCTGATATGTGCTATCATATCAGTTGGATTTGTCATAGGTGAATGCATCGTTGGATCTACCTCTCTCTGCTCTTGTAGATCTTGTTGTCCATTTATAACTTGTTCTAGTGTATCCTCATCAGTGATCAATGCTTTGGCCAACATAACATCTATCTCTCTCAATAGTTCTTGGTTTGCTGGTTGTGTTTCTTTGGCTTGTTTCAATACTGCGATGGTATTTTCTTTATCGTGTATGTTGAATGAATCTGGATAATCAATGACTCCATCAAATGCGATGTTTTGCCATTGTGCCCAAATTCTCCAAATCTGTTCTTCTGCAAGTTCTAACAAGTCTGCTTTTTGTGATAGTCTAGCATTCAACAATTGAAATTCTGTTTGTAATGCAACACCACTCATAGTCCTTGTTGTGGTTGATCTTACCCCGCCCATGTTCGCCATTCTGTTTATGCTATCAACTTTTTCATTGATAGAAGATATAATCTGTGTTATACCTGACCCTGATGGTTCCAACAAGAATGGTTTTAGGTTGGGGTCCAAGTCATCCGGTAAGTCTATTACTGATCCTGCGCCTGCCGATGCTTGTGTGGAGCCAGTTTTTACAAGACTGGGATGGTTGGAAACCCTGATGAGTTGTTCTAACTCACTTAATTCATTGTATATGCCTCTCTGTACATCTGCAATATCGGCTATATCCGAAATACCTAAACCTTTGGTTTGGCTTCTGCCTGCATACACTGGTACAAATGGCACAACACCCAAAGGATTTTCAAATACCTCTACAATGTTGGCATCATCATTCATACCTGCTTTGACATATACGGTTGTTTCTGTTGTTGTGATAGTTCTGTAATATACTTTGTCTTCTTCTATGCCATCTAACATAGTGATTGATTTAAGTGCATACACACCGTTTGGTTTTCTTGCATATGACCAATCAATTACATTTTCTGGTGTGTGTAATGACACATATGGTCTAATCTCTTGTTGTAATTCTTCTGCCCTAGTGTTTACTACCACTGACGGTTTGTCTATGCCTACCCATACGTGACCATATATCGATGAATAAGTGGCACAATCTCTCATAA